TGTAATTATGTCCGTTCTATGCGAGATTCTTTTAAATGGCTTGTTGCTGTAAAACGTTTCTATGATGATCCCGTTGAGGGAATAACAAATAGTAGAGAATATTGGAGCAGGTTAGGTGAAAGAGTTCGCCAAGAAATTGGGGATAATACGACCTTAGTCAACTTAGCATCTGCTGTTGCCGGAGCTGTTGCTCTATACACAGGTGCTAAATTAGTATCATATATATTTGGTTCTAAAGATGGAGGGAATGTGGACTATCGATGTCAACGTTTTGAGGAAGCTACGACCTTCTATCCACCAGAACCAAAGGAAAAAGAAAGAAACAATGTTTGGCATAACCCTCACGTGGACTTAGCTCCCGTTCATATTAGTGACTCGAGCCGAGCTTTGCTTGGACAGGAAATGGTTTTAGCGAAAAAGATTGAAGAAAACATGATATGTTGTGAGCTCTTATTTTCAGAAAGTAAGACTCAGTGTCGTATGGTGTGTATCGTTGATCAATATTATTTAGCTAATAACCATTGTTTGTTATATGATGATTTTGTATTGAATATATTCCAGAATGCAAATGTTTCGGGAGTAAATAGAAATATGTCTATTAAAATGTCACAGACTCAGATTTACAGAGATTTTAAGAATGATTTGGCGATTATAAAGATACCATGTCTCCCGCCACGTCGAAATATTATTAAGTACTTCCTTCCATATGATTTTAGAGCAACGATGAAGGGTGAATACATCGAACTTGATGAGAACGGTGTACGATCTCGGAATCCTGTTTCAGGTATATGCCATGGAGGTTGTATCAATGCACAAAACAAATTCACAGTCGAAGTATGGGCTGGTGTTACTGAGAAACAGACATTTGATGGATATTGTGGTACACCTTTATTGGTAACCACACCACAGGGTCCAGCCATTGCTGGAATCCATTGTCTTGGATCACGGGAAAACCATCATATTGGTTGTACAAAAGTTCCAAAAAACTATTTACAGAGTGTTGTTGATGGTTTTCAACCGACTGTAGAAATTGATGATATAAGTATTTGTTCAGAATCAGTTCAACGTGAATTAGGGGAATTACATGATAAAAGTGTGTTTCGCTTCATAGAACAGGGTTCTGCTAGTGTTTATGGTTCATTTGCGGGTTATAGACCTGCTCCAAAATCTACAGTTAAGAAAACAATGTTATGTGATGATCTTTTGACGAAGGGTTATTCCCTTAATCATACCGCACCTTTAATGCGAGGCTGGCGTCCTTGGCGCATAGCAGCATTAGATTTGGTGAATCCTATATTATCTATGGACCAATACATTATAGATAAAGTTACGGAAGAATTTATCCTGGACATAATGTCAAGCCTCTCTCTTGAAGATTTGAAAACTGTTCATAAGTATGATAGGTTTACTGCTGTCAATGGTGCACCTGGTGTTGCATATGTTGATGGAATAAATCGAAATTCTTCTATGGGCTTACCTTATAGGAAACCCAAGCAGAATTATTTAAAGAAACTTCCTGCATGTGACCGTCACCCTGATCCTGTTGAATTTAATGACGAAATCAATCGCAGAATAGATAAAATATTAGCTACTTACGCTTCTGGCAAGCGTGCAAATCCTATTTATAATGCTTGTCTTAAGGACGAGGCCGTTTCTCATGCAAAAAGGGAAAAGGGTAAAACAAGAGTGTTTTCTTCTGCTCCTGTGGATTTTTCCATAGTTGTTAGAATGTATTTATTGTCTTTTGTTCGATTAGTTCAAAATAACAAGTATATATTTGAATCATGTCCAGGAACAATTTGTCAATCGAAGGAATGGGGCCACTTGAGAAATTTTTTGACCCAATTTGGAGATAAACGAATGATTGCTGGAGATTTTAAAGCATTTGATAAACGAATGAGTGCGCAAATAATGGAGGCAGCTTTTAATGTTATATCTTACATATTAAAGGCTTCGGGAAACTATACAGATGAGGACCTGCGCGTTGTGCATTGTATAAGTGCAGACGTTAGGTTCCCATTGACTGATTTTAATGGTGATTTGGTAGAATTTTATGGTTCTAACCCATCGGGGTGGCCCCTTACCGTTATTATCAATGGTTTGGTGAATTGTTTATATATGAGATATGCTTATGCTGTTTTGTCTGGTAACGATTCTGCACATGATTTCCGGAAAAATGTTGCCTTATTAACATATGGTGATGATAATATTATGGGAGTTCATAGTAGGTGTAAGTGGTTTAATCACACTTCTATCTCGGAAGTGTTGGGAGAGTGTGACATCATTTATACTATGGCTGATAAGAAAGCCGAATCCATTCCGTATATACCTTTAAAGAAATGTGAATTTCTTAAGAGATCATGGAGATGGGATAAGGAAATTGAAGATTATTTATGTCCATTGAATCATGATTCCATAGAAAAAATGTTAACTGTATGTGTACGGAGTAAGGTTGTCATACACGAAGTTCAGATGTGTGCAATTATAGATAGTGCATTACAAGAATATTTTAACTACGGAAGAAAAGTATTTGAGGAGAAGAGAGACTTGTTTTCTCAAATGATCATAGATCATGATCTACAGCAATACTTGGTTAGACCCCTACCAACTTTTGACGATTTAGTCGAACGTTGGAAGGAGGCTTCTGACAATCTTTAGTCTGCCATATGGCAGGCTTGGGCTAAAGTTGTGCAGTCCAATTGTAAATCCAAAATCAACCATGTGTGTATAGTTACTACTTGCTACGACAGTTTTTGCGCCTACTATAGTAGTGAGTGTGGATCACACATGAACTTCGCCAGAGCAACCCTCAAAGTCCCTATTTAGGGAAAGGTCCGGCTGAACCTGAAACAATGTCGCAACGGGATATTTGGCTTGGGAGAGCCATTATCTTGTAAATTTCTCCTGCTGAAACTAAACATGAAACAACAAGTGATGATGCGAACCAGCATGCATCACTATTAGGTTCACACCTACAACCTGAGTATGAAAAGAATGAAAACGTTATTTTTCATAATCAAGTTCCTGGAACTTCAATTACTGCACCTGATATAACAGACGAAACTTTTATGGATGGGAAGATGTTAGATACTGACCTCTCTTCATTCTTGCAAAGACCTGTTAAAATTGGTGAGATTTCTTGGACGGAAGGGAATTCCTTAGATACAACATTTTATCCGTGGTTCCTATTTTTTAATGTAAATTATATGCAATACAAAATACGTAGTTTTGCTTTCTTGCGCTGTAAAATGAAAATCCATGTTCAAATTAATGCTTCACCATTTTATTATGGTAGAGCACTAGTTTCATACAGACCTTTACCCGATTGGGGACAGGATTCGACTGGATTTAGTGGCTCTGAAAAAGATACGGTTCTCTATTCTCAGAGACCATCTTTTTGGATTAATTCTTCCACGTCGCAAGGAGGTGATATGGAACTACCTTTTGTTTTCCATAGAAATTGGTTAAAATTAGGTTCTTCTGAACAATTTAAGAAAATGGGCCAACTTCGAATTTCGAGTCCCACTCCTCTCAAAAATGCTAATTCAGTGACAGGTTCAGATGTTAAAATTGTCATTTGGGCAATGGCTGTTGAACCAACACTTGCTGGTTTATCTGATCAGTTATTGCTACAGTCTCAACCAGTAAAAATTGGACCATCCTCTAAAATTTCTCGAAATAGTAATCGAGGAGGGAAGTCTAAATCAAAATTAATTCAAACAAATTTAGCGCATGGACATTCTCAGGATGCAGTGAGCATTCTAAAGAGTGTTAATCAAGGATTTAAAGATGAGTATGGAAAAGGGGTCGTCTCCGCAACTGCAACAGCTTTGGCTGATGCTGCTGGTGTCGTTTCCTCTGTTCCCGTCGTGGGTCCTTTTGCGACTGCAACTGCTGCAGCTGCCTCATGTGTTGCAGGTGTTGCTGATTATTTTGGTTGGACTAATGTGCCAAATGTAAATAACACTGAACCTGTTAAGAATCAACCTTTTCCAGCATTTGCTTCTCCAAGTATTTCTACTCCTGTAGAGAAACTGTCTGTAGATGCGAAGAATGAGTTATGTATAGATTCTCGGACTGTGGGACTAGATGGTACAGATGAACTGTCCATTGAATCCTTAGTTACTCGAGAGTCTTATCTCATTACTGCAAATATGGATGAATCTCAGGCAACAAATACTATTCTCCTTGCTGCATTGGTTCTTCCCACACTATTTCGTGTGGAGGATGAAACAATTAATGGAAGACTTTACAAGAAACAATATAATGTACCAATGTCTCATGTTGCACGTATGTTCCGGTACTGGCGTGGTGACATATCTTTTAGATTTGTTGCCAATAAAACCAGATATCATGCTGGACGTGTCATGTTTACATGGGATCCTGTCAAACAAAGCCCCTCTGTTATAAATCCTACTACTCAATATTCTGCTGTTTGGGATTTTACTGAAACAGATGAATTTGTTTTCACTGTTCCTTATAATCAACAAGATCCCTGGTTAGAGATTAATGAAGTAGTTGCGGGCACAGTTCAGCCTGTAACTACTGGCGGAACTGTTTTTACGGGTTCAAGTTATGCAAACGGTCAACTGGTGATGAGTGTTTTAACAAATGTCACAGGTCCTGCCGTAGGTACTAATATTGATATAATGGTTTTTGTGCGGGGTTGTCCT